CGTAGCATTACTGTTGGATTACTCCAACGATACAGTCACATCTAATGTAATTACTTACATTAGAAAATCTGTATCCCTCCTCCCAGAACATAGAAGTGTGCTCTGGAAGGAACCATGTTCTTGCTAATATCCAAAGAAACTGGCGTATTGTTCTGCAACAGAACCCTTTTTTGGTGGTTCTCACAGACCTTCGTTCAGTCTTCTTATATTTTCAAGACTTACAGCATAATTACCTTGGATCAGATTGAATAAATCATTACTATACGTATATGTAGATTCTCCTAAGGAGGATCCATATATAATATCGTTAGTACGATTAATCTCTCTGAAACCTTTACTTAATATCTTACCGGTATTTAGCAATTCGAGAGTCTTATTTCTCTCTTTACTAAATACTTTATCGATATCAAGTAATAATAGATCTTTGGACTTCTCTCTGAATGTTTTGGAACTAGGTTCCCATTCAGCGATAGTTTCAATGTATCTATCAAGGTGATTAACTATTCCTTTAAAAATCGGTAAAAACCTCAACTCATTTGGGGATTCTAGACCAAGGTCATCTGACTTAAGTTCTAGTTTCCTTGCAAATGATGTTAAGGAATTTAACGACTTTTTAACGGTGCTTCCAACCCCTTTTCCTATCACATCATCAATTTCTTGATGAACTACTGATAGAGAATTGGGAATCATATAATCTTCATTTGTGATATTATTACACATAAGGTTCCGTAAGGAATCATATGTAGAATATCCAAATGCGAGATTAAGTGATTCTCGGAAGTTTTGGAGTTTCAACCTGAACTTGGAATTAGAGAATTTCTTCCCTAATTTTACGCTCAGACCTTTATAAAGGTACGAAACAACACTAACTAGATCTCTAGGTCCAGAATAAAAGTTATTCTTGACTTTAAAGAAATCATAGAGGGTAACAAGTACTATGAATGGATTATTAATATTATTAACAATCCCATTCATTGGTACCCCTGTTATTTCCTTACCTTTACAAAACCATCTTTTTGCAAATTCATAAGTGTCGGGAGACACATGTGTTTTTGCAATAGATAGTTCTGCCCCCAGATAATTTATTCATTTTATATAAGTCTTAGCGACTTTGTCGTTTTTTATTACAACATCGTCTCCTAGAATTATATAATCTTTAAAATTATCTAAACCATTTAAGTGTGCACTTCAATGCACAACCAAATGGTGGGTCAGGGTAAAGGCCGTCCAGGAAGAATATGCCCCCATGGGTTGACCTACTTTATATGAAATAAGGTCACCTTTAGGTGTCATAAACTGCCTGTTAGATAAAATCCACATTCAGCTATCAGCAAGATCCTTGTCAAATATTTGTTCAAGGAGTCTTCTCTGAAGACTGATTGGGAATCTATCAGTGGCGGATGATAAGTCCAAAGACCAAAACATATCTTTCGAGGAGCACCAGTTATTTCTGGGATCTTGAGTATAAGTCCTATCTTGTGATAACTTAGTTAATCTAAACATAAGCTTATCATGGATTGGTTTAAGGAATAATTGTGTATAGTAATCTACTATTGCAATTATCCTTAACTTAGCCTCTGGATCATAAATGAACGAGAGTTTACCCAAGATGGTAGGTTTACCATCTAAGTGTTCTCAAGCTCACTTATAGCTCCTTGAAAAATAGTCGATACCAGATTGGTCAGTCAATTTGAAGATTGCTGCCATTAAGTCATAGGAATAGGAATATAAGTATTGCAT